ATTGAAATCTAGTAGAAGCGGCACTAGGGTGTATATCATAAAACTTAAACACATAAGAATCATAAGTAGAATCTATCCCAGATGTAAATGAAATATTTGCACTTGAACTTGCTGTTTGAGTTGAAAGTAATATTAAACTTCCTGTTGGTACTCCAGAATCTAAAGCACCATTGTCTATTAATGTTGTTCCACCTGATATTACTGCCATTAGCTATCCTTTATTCCATATAGTTTTATTGTGCCATCAAAATTTCCTGAAGTTTGAACAAATTGTATTGCATTTATTGATGATGTTGTATTAAAATATCCAGCAACAAAACTATCATTTGCATTAGGATTTTTATCATTTTGAATTGTTCTTATTATAAAATGTTTGACAAAAGTTGTGCTTGATGGATTAAATAAAAACATTTCTCCACAAAAATTATCATCTGAATTATTTCCCATTCCTTGCGTTATTAGTCTTTGACCATCTGTACTTTGTACTAAATCTCCAGTTGTCATATATACTATATCTGCATATGAATCATTTTCTGCATGAGCAGATTGAAAAGCAGTTGTAGTTTTTGTAACTCCATAACTACTTCCAGAATTTGTTGAACCTTTTAATAGAAGTCTTGAATCTATTGTTCCAGCATGAATATTAATAAACTCAAACTTATAAATAGGATAGGTGCTATCTATTCCACTTGTAAATGATATTGAAGATGAACTTGATGCTGTTTGCTCTGATATTAAAACTAAACTACCTAAACCAACACTAAATGCACCATTATCTAAAATTGTAGTGCCATTGGAGATAAAAGCCATGTTTAAATCTCCTCTAGTTTGAACTTATATTTCTTGCCTGATTTGTTATTAACAATAAATAGATCTTCAGAACCCTCTTGGATAGTCCAGTTACCTTTAGTGCCATCTATAGAGTTACCCTCTGATTTTGCTTCGTTAGATAAATGTAAGTCTCCTGTGTATATGTTTCTCCAAACTAAACTTGAAGAACCTAAATCATAAGTGTCATTTGCATATGGTACAAATCCTGAATTAGTTACTGATGATATAATTGTAGCAGTTCCAGCTTTTGAAACAGCAAATTCTATTTCAGCATCTTCTGTTCCAGCAGTTACATCTTTTGCTTTAGCGTTTATATATGCATAAGTATGTTCGTTTCCATTTGATTGATTTCCTGTAAATTCTATAAAACCTAAATTATCATCATCTGCTGGACTTACAGAATTTCTATACAAAACAATATCTGGTGCGTTAGTGCTAGTATCAGTATCATTAGTTACTCTTAAACTATCATTAACACCACCTGTAATAGTAACACCATTTGTTGTAGTCGCTAATTTAGCATTATTTTGGTAATATAATGTTGATGCACCATTATCAATTCCAACAAACATATTGTTTCCAGTTGTAGCACCTTGAATACGAACATTAACACCTTGTACTATTAAATCTCCAGTACCAGTTTCTTTAATATATGAATTAGAACCATCATGATAAATTTGTAAATCATTATCAGTTCCAAATCTTGCTTTAACATTGTCATTGAAATCAACTCCTGTAGCACCACCAACAGAAGTAACACCACTTAAACCAGAACCATCTCCAGAAAATGATGTAGCTGTTACTGTTCCTGTTATATTTACATTTCCTGTGCCTGTAATATCAGAACTGTTTAAATCTAAATTTCCACCTAATTGTGGAGTAGTATCATTTACTAAATCTGTACTAATAGCTGTAACATCAGAATATTTAGCAAGAGGGAAACCACCTGCTGTAGCACCATCATGTACTACTAAAGTATCTTTATCAGTATCAACAGTTACTTCTCTTAAAGCACCTGTAAATGTGGAATGTTGTGCTGTAGTTCCACCTCTAAGTTGTAGTCGTTTTGCCATTTTATATTATACCTCTTAATTTATAAATTATTATACATATTTTTTTATTAAATACTACCAAAATCCAACTGAAGATTTGTACCATCTATAGTTCCTATATTACTTAAGTTATTATTTTGACCATCTAAAGTACCTCCAAGTTGAGGAGTAGTATCTTCAACAACATTACTAATAGTTCCATTAATTGTTGTTGCTGTTATTGTTCCTGTAATATTAATATTACCTGTTCCAATAATATCATTTGAATTTACATCTAAATTTCCACCCAATTGAGGTGAAGCATCATCAGAAACATTTGCTATTCCTGGTGCAATAGATGTCCAGGAAGTTCCATTATAATATTTAAGAGCATTAGCTGTAGAATTATATGCCAAATCTCCTTCATCTAAACTTGTAGTTGGATCTGCACTACCAACTCTATATCGTTCTGCAAATGAATTGACACCAGCAATGTTTGAAGCAACAGTATTAACATTTGCTATTGAACCACCTACTAAACCAATATTTGTATCTGCTGCTGCAACAGTTGCTATATTATTAGTTGGCGATATTTGTCCAGCAACAGTATTAACATTAGTAATATCATCAGCTACTGTATCAATTTTTGATGTACCAGGTGTGTCAGTTACTGCATCTGCAATTGAACCATTATCAATAATGTGAGTAAAATTATTACTTAAATCTTGACCAACAATAGTTATGTTGCTTATATTGGTTGTAATTGTACCTATATCACCTGCAACACTTGTAATATTAGCATCATTAGCAGCTACAGTTGTAATATCTCCAGATATACCTGCTACAGTTGTTACTTCAGTTGCTTTAGGTGTTAGTCTATGAAAAGTATAAGTATTTAATGTTGATGTTGTTTCAACTAATACTCCATAACCTGCTGATAAAACTGTAGAACCACATCCAGTAATAGTAACAGTAGATCCTCCTAATGTACCACTTGTAATAGTAACTGTTCCTGCAGTTGGAGTTCTTGTACTTGCAATTTCTTTAATTGAAATAATTGTACCTGCACCATCATTAACATCTGGATTAGTATTTGGAAAACTTGTTTCATTTGCAATAGCAACAAAACCACCAACATCATCTACTAAATCTACAATTCTAGCATCTATAGCAGCAGTAGTTGCTACATAAGCATCAGAACCAGACCAAGTATCACCTGATGATATAGTTTCAGAACTATCTTGTCTAAAGTATCTTCCATCAGAAGCTGATGTGGTAAAGAATGTAGTATCACTTGGTGTATGTCCTGATTGTTCTGCATTAGTTACAATAACTGCATCTGCAATTTTATCTGCTGTTACTGCATCATTAGCAATTTTAGAAGTAGTAATATTACTATCAGTTATTTTTGCAGTAGTAACTGCATTAGAAGCTAATTTAGCAGTAGTGATTTGAGAATCACCAATATGTGCAGTATCAATAGATCCATCTACATAATGTTCACTATCAATACTATCGTCAGCTATTTTACTTCCATCTATAGCATCAGCAGCAATTTTTCCAGAGGTTACATTTAAATCTGCAATTTTAGCAGTTGTAACATTAGCATCTGTAATTTTAACTGTAGTTACAGCATTAGTTGCAAGTTTAGCTGAAGTTACATTACTGTCTGCGATTTTAGCAGTTGTAATTTGTGAGTCTGCAATATGAGCTGTATCTATTGAACCATCAACATAATGTTCTGAATCTATACTGTCATCTGCAATTTTAGAACCATTAACAGAATCTGCACCTAGTTTAGCACTAGTTACAGCAGCATCATTAATCTTAGCAGTTGTTACAGCACTATCAGCAATCTTAACTGTAGTAACCGAACCATCTGCTAAAGTTGCAGTTGCAATTATACCTGTTGGTAAAGAATTATTTGTTTTAGATAAAGCACCAATATAAACATTAGAGATAGCTTCATTAGATAATGAACCACTATCCCAAGTTACATTAATTGTAGTGTCTGTTGAAAAAGATGATGAACTGATTGTTCCATAAATTGTACCAGGAGTTGTTGCAGTTAATTTAATTCTTCTGCCTTCATGATAAATTGGAGTAACATCAACACCAGCAATTGTAAAAGAAGTAGCTGATGCGTAAGTTGCAGTATAAGTTCCATCTCCATCACCATATTCTACCCATTGAGAATCATTATACCATGATCTAGTATTAACCATTAATGCTCTAATGGCATTATTTAAATTAGATGGTAACATCCCTTCTGCAACTGAGATACCATTTAATGATGTATTGTTTAAATTCGTTGTTGAATAATCTTTTATACCTGCCATTTATTCTCCTATAAACCAAGCAAATGCTTTATTGTTTTCTTTATTTTTTTCATTAATAAGCGCATTTATAGCTTCCTCAATTTGTCTTTGAAAGAACTCTTGAGTCTCAAAACTATATCTTACATTATCTATATCAGTTTTATCTGTCATCTTAATCCTGCTTTTGATGCTATTAAATCAATTCCTTGTGCATGATTCCATGCAACACCACTAGGTGTTTTAACATTAATTTTAATATATCTTCCAGATTGTCTTACTGGATTGATACCAGTTGAGTTCATAGATATTTCACTAGACTCAACAACATTATCAGCTAATCTATCTCTAGTTTTAATTTTAACTGTAGCTTGTGCATCTACTATTGGTCTAATAGATTGAACATTACTTCTAAATCCTGGATATAATTCTACTTCAGAAGTTTCAATTTCACCTTCATTATCAGTACCAGAAAAAATAGCAGCTTTATAATTGTTATCTATAGCACCTAATAATAATTGTCCACCACTCCAAAAATCTGTGTCTAATGCAATATTAATTTGATCTAAGTTTTGAGATATAATATCCATTAACTCAACAGTATATGCTCCTACAAATTGAGCAAATATAGTACTAGCACTAGCATTTGCTAAAGACCATTTTTGAGTTGCATAATTATAAATTAGGATTCTATCACATATTCCAGTAGTATTGGAAGTATTATTTGAGCTAGGGTACAACCATAATGCTAATTGATTAAATGGATCTACAGCAGCGCAAATTCTATCACTAAATGCTTTATTTAAATCTGTATCAAAAAATCTATTTACTTTTTCTGCGCCAATAGAAATAACATTATCACCATTAATTTCAAAGAATCCATCATCAGCATAAAAGAATACACGTCTGTTATCTTGACATACTGTTCTTCCATATACAGCTCCTCTATTAGGAGATATTACTGAAAGTCTAA